AATCTAGCTTTCCATAGAAATGCTATTACGATTGCATTTGTACCTCTTGATATGGCAGAAGAAGGTTCAGGCGTAAAACAGAGCAGACAAGACTATAAGGGCGTTTCAATTACTACTACTAAATTCTTTAGTGGTACATCAATGACTCAATCCTATCGTTTTGATATTTTGTTTGATGTCTTTGTCCAGAACAGGTCTTTTGCTTGTCGTATAACTAAATAACTTTAAATGGGGGCGAAAGCCCCCTCAAGGAGTAATCAATGTTTAATACTGATAGAGATGGAGATGCCGGTGGTGTTTCTGACATTACACTTGACGTAGCTAGTGTGGCTGCTAACACGAGTGCAGAACAGACATTTACAGTGCCAGGACTATCTACAGATATGGTTGTTTTTCTTAATAAATCTGATTTAGATGCTGGTCTTGTTGTTGGTAATGCGAGAGTAAGCGCAGCCGATACATTGGCGGTAACATTTGGAAATTTAACAGCCAGCCCTATTGATCCGGCTTCAGAAACTTATAAGCTTTTATGGATTAAGCCGAATTCAACAGCAATAGGTGCAGCTAAAGTATAGAAAGGGAATTTTATGGGCTTTCGAACGTGGATATATCACGAAACTGAAGAACCAAAAATAATTGATTCAGATGATTTTGAGCAATATGAAAAGAATGGATGGGCTGATACTCCGGCTAAATTTATTAAATTAGATGATTTCGGAGTAGATCCTGATGACCATATATCAGTTCAACAATTGGGAGATGCTGTTGAAGGAGTAGCTAAGTCTCTTAATGGTGCTTTAAATATCTGGAAGATGGATAAAGACGAACTTGAAGAATATGCCAGAGAACACTATGGCACTGAACTTGATAAGAGACAGAAATTAAAAACATTAAGAAAGCAAGTGCAGGTATTGATTGATGGGTAATTAGATGGCAACAGGTGCATATTTTGTTACTAAGGCATTAAGCCTTTTAAACATAAGAGCTGCTGAGACAGCTTTAGAACCAAGTGAATTACAAGATGGTCTTGATTTACTAAATGACATGCTTAGTAATTGGGAACCTATTTATCAGCTTGGTTTTTCCCCTATAGATAATCTTACCGATGAAGTAAGAATACCTAGAATCGCTAATAAGGCGGTCATAGACGCTTTAGCAATTTTATCTGCTCCTGAGTACGGTAAGAAAGTTTCTTCTGAGTTATTAGCTTCTGCAAAACTTAGTTATGAAAATATGATAAATGCTATTGTATTTATTGGGGATGTAGATTTTCCATCAACGCTTCCCAGAGGTTCAGGTAATCAATGTAGTTACGATGCTTGGCTAAACAACACTTTCTTTCCTGAAAAAGATAAGAGGAATTTCTAATGACAGGAGAATCTCCAAAACTAGGGTCTGATGAATACGCATGGGCAGGTTTATCAACAGCAACAAAGCCAGATAATGCGTTTATTGGGCAAAAAGCGATAGAAACCGATACAGGCGATACTTACGAATGGACAGGTTCATTATGGCAATTAATAGCTACAAGCGGATCACAGGCTATCATAGGAGCATCATTATCTACATCGGTAGGTGATAAGGCTACATCAGGAGATACAACAGTTGTAACTATTGCAGCCGGTGATAAAGTAAGGGTTTATGGTGCCAGTATTTCCGCTGACGCTACATTAACCGGTGATGTTTTAATAAAAATTGGCAGTACTCAAAAAACAGTTAAAATGAGAAATGCAATAGTAGGTGGTGTACATTGGATTATACCTTTGTCTGATAATTATATAGAAGGTGCTGCCGGTGAAGATGTAGTTTTAAATAATAGTGTAGCTGAAGATATTAGCTATGCGGTTTATTATACAACGGTATGATTGAATTAACTCATAGACGCAAATGGAATTCCAAACTTTTTGATACTGGACGTACTCAGTTAGATATTGATGGAATAACAGAGCATATTATATATGGAACTAAGATACAAGATGGTTTACATGATATAGAGCCTGATGGTTCTTTTGTGGAAATTAACACTTTATTTGAACAGGTAAATGATAGTGACGAAACAAACAAGGTAAGACGCACAAGGTGCGGAAGAATAAGCATATCAAACAAGCTAGATCAATCTAAAGATAGAATCAAGATTTTAACCAAAAATGGCAATGGAATTACTCTTAAATTAAAGGGATATAAAACTTATGGGCCACATTTTGACAATTTAAAGTCTTGTTATTATACAACTGATGAAGGTTATATTTTAAGATATTATCCACACTATAAGGGCGTGAGGCTAGTAATAGAAATACCTAATCCACAAACATCAATGAATATCTTCAGGTTTGTATGTAGGGAAATTGGGTGTAATTACACATATGAAGAGACTGATAATGGTATAAGATGCGTAAGCGAAACAGGAAAAGATGATATTTTTATCGAGGCTTCTTATGTAGTGGATTCTAACAGAGATTATGGAACTATTAGCGTAAAATTAGGAGGATTGACACCAGGAGGGCACCAAATAATAAGGAAAGTTATTGACCCTATATGGCTAGGTAGCGCAATAGGGCCAGTATTGGCAGATCCTAACGTCACCATAGATGATTCTACCGGAACACTTGAGGATACATATATAGATGTTTTTAATCCTACATTTAATTTCGGTGCGCAGACATTTATAGGATTTAAAGATTATGCTGCTGGGGAAAAAATAAGTACATTAGTATATGTTGATTTAAGTGGTGAGCCAGGAGGAACAGTTATAACAAGTCGATTTGGTTTTGATATATATCTACAATCTTTAACGGTAAATTGGCAATCATTTAAAGTTTTGACTTCATGGGGTGAGGGAAACAAAACCTCTTCAGCAGCAGGGGCAGGTGAGAGTAGTTGGAATACAAGTGAATCTCCTACTACATGGAATACAGCTGGTTGCAAAGGCAGTGGAACAGATAGAGCGTCTTCTTCAGATAGTACAGGGTCGATAACTACAACTAGTTCTGATTATCAGGTAACGGTAGCAGCAGCAACAACACAAGACTGGCTAGATAATGCTGCTAATAACAAGGGATTTTTAATTGAGGGTCAGGGCGGTGACGCTAGTGGTTCATTTGCTTTTGCAAGAAGCAGTGAATCAGGAGTTGGTAATATACCTTATTTTTACTATGAATATGTAGCAGGAAATTATATCCCATTCTTCTTTGATGGTGGATATTATTAATTAAGGAGTAATTATGTCTATCGGGGATTCGCCTGATAAAGGTTCTGATAAATATATGTGGGCTGGTTTATCTACAGATACAAAGCCAGACAAGGCCTTTATTGGTCAAAAGGCAATAGAAACAGACACAGGATTGATTTATGAGTGGTCAGGTTCTAACTGGCTCAATAGAACAGATGGCATAGAAATAGATCCATATGTTAAGAGTATTCCCACTACATCCACATTCCACCATTTAGGACACGAAGGGAAAGTTTTTGTACATAGTGATAGGCATAATGGCCTTGCTAATGAAGGTACTCTTAATTTTCTTATAGTTATTCCTGCTGGGGATGCTACAAGGCAAGTTCATATGAGATTCGGTTTTACAAGTAAAGCTGTAACTGGAACACTTGATTTAGATATTGTACTTTATAAAGATACTACTGTATCTGCTAACGGGACATTAGAACCTATTGTAAGCACTAATGATGCAATAGTTAAAACATCTGGTGTAGAAGTATACATAGGCCCAACAATTACTGATATTGGCACTCAAAAAAGTTGGGTAATGAATGTAGGAGAAAAAAAGGGGGCATCTAATTTAGATCAAGCTGTTCCTGAATGGGTGTTAGCTCCTAATGGTGAAAGTGCTAGAAACTATCTATTTCAATTGACTAATAATTCAGGTGGTGTAGTAGATATTGTAGCTGGTATTTTCTTTTATGACACAGGTGCGGCTTAATGCCTGGGGTATCATTAAATATATTTGGTGGATTTTACGAAAATCAATCAATTCCTTTATCCCACCAGAATTGTATAAATTGGATACCTCAAATTACAGAAAACGAATCATTAAGTAATGGGGCTTTAATTACCCCTCAGTCATTAGTTCAATTTGGAACTACAGGCGATGCACCAAACAGGGGTGCTATAGTAATGGGAGGAATACCATATTTTGTTAATGGTAATGCTTTATTTTCTTTCGATTCTGTGGGTGCCTATACTAATTATGGTTTTATAAGTGGGTCAGGTAGAGTATCTATGGCCAGTAATGGAACTAAATTAGCTATTGTAGTTCCTGGAGGTAACGCATATCAATTTGATAGTGGAACATCGACAATAACACAAGTAACTGATCCTGATTATATAACCTCAGATACTGTAGTTTTTAAAGATGGTTATTATGTTTACACGGCATCAGATGGAAGTGTTTTTTTTAACTCGGCTCTTAACGATCCATTAACGTTCGATCCTCTTGATTTTGGTACAGCTGAAATCAACCCTGATAGAATAATAGGGTCACATGTCAACCATAATGAATTATTTATATTAGGCGAGGAAACTATAGAAGTATTTCAGAATATAGGTGGTTCAGGTTTTCCGTTTCAACGTATACAGGGAGCCAACATACAAAAGGGTTGCTATGCTAAAGCTTCTCCGCTTGAATTTGATAATACATTTTTATTTGTAGGTGGTGGCGTTAACGAAAGAGCCGGAATATGGAGGGTAGTTAGTAGTCAATCAGCTCTTAAAATATCAACAGATGCTATAGACAATGCTATTCAAAATTTCACAGAAGATGAAATATCAAATGCTTTTTCTTATACATTTACTATAAGAGGTCAATTTATAGCGGCCTTTACATTTGAATCAGATGTTATTCCCTCGGTTACATTTTGTTATAACGGAACTTCTAAAAGATGGTTTCAGATGCAAAGCGGTATATCAGATAACAAATGGCGTGTTAGTGCGATAATACAAGCATATGGTAAGATCTTATGCGCTGATACAGAAGATGGCAGAATAGGCTATTTAGATGATGTTTATACAGAATATGGTGAGACAATTCATCAAGAAAGAACTTCTCAGCCATTTATGGTAGATGGAAATCCTCAATATTGGGCAGATGTTGAGTTATTTATGGAAACAGGAACAGGCTTAACGACTGGTCAAGGTTCGGATCCACACATAAGAATGACTTATTCTGATGATGGAGGTAGAACGTTTTCGGCAGAAAGAGAAAGGGCATTTGGTAAAAAAGGTGAATATAAAAAGCGTGTAAAATGGAGAAGACTTGGAAGGGTACCATTTAATAGAGTAGTTAGATTTATTAATACCGACCCTGTAAAGGCTAATATACTTAAGATGGAAGGGACACTAGAAGGTGGCTTTTAAGGTACTTATACCGCCTAAGCGCGGAGAGAATATTGTAGATCCAGAAGGTAGACCAACACTTAGATTAGCTGAGTATTTAGAGCAAAATGCTTTTTTAGTAAATCAAAAAAGAACAGAAATATTAGAACTTGGTGACTGGAATATGGATACAACCACTAATATTGATATAGCTCACAATTTAGAATATGAAGACATTATATCAGCTGAAGTACTCATAAGGAATGATGCCAATACAATTAAGAATAATATAAATACTGGTGCAAGTGTAACTGATACAACGCCACAAGGCTATATAGGTGATATAGATAGTACAAATATTAATATAGCTAGATTGACAGGTGGTAAATTCGACCATGCTGATTATGATTCAACATCTTATAATAGAGGTTGGTTAATTATAACTTACATATGAATCTAATTACAAAAGAGTTTAGAGAAGAAATTTCAGTAGTTGAGGATCAAATATTGTCACTAGATGACTCTCTTAAAGATGATGATATTGAGAAATTATGTCCTTTAGTACATTCATTTGGAGATGGTTGTTATATTCGACAGATATTTATGCCTAAAGGCACATTAATAGTTTCTAAGATTCATAAAATAACACATCCTTATTTTGTAATGACCGGCAAGGCTTCAGTAGCCACAGAAAGTGGCGTAGAAGTTATTAAGGCTCCTTATCAGGGTATTACTCAAGCAGGAACCAAGAGAGTTTTATATATTCATGAAGATATGATATGGATTACTGTTCATGTTACTAAAGAAACAGATTTAAAAAAAATAGAAGAAGAAATAATAGCAAAAGATTTTAATGAATATGATGAATTAATAGATTCATTAAATAACTCTTTAAAACTAGAGGAGTAAATTATGTCATGGGGTTATGTAGCAGTAGGCATAGGTACAGCCGCAGCAGGATATTAGGTTCCGAATCAAATAGAGAAGCAGCGCGAAAACAAGAGAAGGCTGCACAGGCTGCTATAGCTGAACAACAAAGGCAATTTGATATCCAACAAGGCAGATTAGCTCCTTTTGTGGCGCCAGGAGAGGCTGCCCTACAACAGCAAGCAGCTTTAACTGGACTTGGAACGCCAGAGCAACAACAACAAGCTTTTGAGGCTTTTGCAGAATCACCTGGACAACAGTTTTTAAGAGAGCAACAAGAAAGAGCATTACTTAGGAGTGCTTCTGCTGTTGGTGGACTTGGTGGTGGTAATGTAAGAACTGCATTACAAGAACAAGCCGCTGCAAGAGCTCAACTAGATATAGCTAATCAATTTAATCGCTTGGCTTCAATATCAGGAACAGCACAAACAGCAGCGCAAAATTTAGGACAATTTGGAGCGCAAGCAGCAGGAAATATTGGGCAATTACAACAACAAGCAGCACAAGCGAGAGCGTCCGGTATATTAGGACAAAGCCAAGCTATACAAGGGACAATTGCTGGATTAACAGGTTTAGCTGCACAAAGCGGAATACTGAATCAACCTCAAGCTACGACACAAACAACAGCGGGGCCGGCAACGGGTGCAGCAACAGGAACAACATCCGGATTAAGGCCATAAGGAGGATATCATGCCATTAGTAACAGGACAACAATTTCAAAGCCCTTCAGTGCTTGAATCTGTTCAAAGAGGATTGCAGAATAGGCAGATGATCCAACAACAGGACATAATGTCTCAAGAACTAGCTAATCAACAAAGACTTAGAGAACTATCTGAAAGTCAATTAGCAACAAGACAAAGAGCTTTAGGTGTTCCAGCTGAAGTTCCTACAGATGAAACTCAGCAACAAGCGATTAATAGAGCCATTGCAGATAATCCTCAAATAGCTAAACAGATACTTGATAATGTCGGTATAGTGTCGCAACGCCAGAAAGAAGATGCTGCTACATTTGCTAGTGCTGTTTT